GTTGAATGTGGGCGGTGCTCCCTGTGCGATAGGGGACTGCCACAGGTACTCTCCGCTTCCGGATGCCTTGAGCTTCCTGATGGATGCCATCGTCTTCTTGTTCATGTAGTACGCACCGTTCTTGTCGGTGGCGGATGTGGTCTTCTCCCACACTCCGATGACCTCATCTGCGGTCACTGCGGCCGCGGATGCTGTCGCGGAGGTGTTGGGTATGTCCGCACATGCGAACAATCCCTCGGGCTTCTTGAAGCCGTTTCCGTTGACGAATGCGGCGTTCTCGGCCTTGGCGAGTGCGTTGGCGAGCTTCTGCATGATGTACTGCTCGAAGTCCACGACTGCGCCGTCCTGGAGCAGTGCCCTGCTGATGGGCACTGTGCACTGCACGGTGTTGACCTCGATGTTGGAGAGGCCGAACTCCTCGCTGTCGGTGTCCTGCCTCTGCTCGATCTCTCCGACCCACTGTGTGCTGGGCTCGGCCTTCTCGAAGGGGACCTGCGCGAGGTTGCTTCCGATGGTGACGGCGTTGGCGTAGGGCCTGAACTCGTCCATGTCGGTCTGGAGCTCGATGATCCTGTTGACCATCTGCGGTACGACCAGGTAGCCTCCGGATGGTCCGTTGGCCTCCATGGCGACGCCCTTCTTCACGAAGGCGTTGAATGTCTTGATGTCCTCTGCAGAGATGAGGTCGGCTGTAACCCCTCCGCCCATCTCCTTCCTGTCCATAAGGGTCTGCACGGACTGTGCGAGCTCCTTGAGGGACTTCTCGTTCTCCTCGGCCTTGGCCTTGAGAACCCTGTACTGCTCGGGCATGCCCTTGAGGTCGTCGCCGATGGCCTTGATCTCTCCGACGTAGTCCTGCAGCTCCTTTGTAAATTCACTCATGTGGAATCAACTCCTGATGGAGGCCTTTGAGCTCTGCCACCATGTTGCTGATGGCCTTGCCCTCGTCCTCTGTGGTGTCCTCTTCGGACTTCTCGGTCTCATCCTCGGACTCGCCTTCCTCCGCATCGTCGGGCTTGCCCTCGGGATCCTCGTCCTTCTCGTCCTCCTCGGCTATCTCCTTCAGAGCCGCGCGGATGATCTGCTTGAGCTTCTCGCGCTCCTCCTCTGTCATGTCCGAGTAGTCCTTCCTTGTGTCCATCTTCATGTGCTTCGCCTCCGCGTATGCTTCCAGGTTGCAGGGGAATGCCACCAGGGAGACCTCCCATAGGTCGGCCTCCTTGATCAGGCGGTTCCCGTCCGCGTCCCAGTCGCAGTCCTTTATGGTGAAGCCTATGGAGAGCCCTGAGATGTCCCCCGCCTTCAGGAGAGCGTAGCCCTCCTTCCCGCGCTGGACTCCCATGTTGAACTTCCCCTCGATGCGGAGGGCGTCCTCCGTCGAGGTGACATCGAAGGATCCGATCACCTCATCCATGCTGTGCGACCACAGGAGGGGGAAGTGCTTCCCCTTCTCCGCGATGCTCCTGTCGAAGCATCCGCGGACCATGACGTCGTTGACCTGATCCCTGTTGCCGTAGGTCGAGGCAATCCCCGAGAATCTGCCGAGACTGTCGTCCGTCGCATTCACCTTGAATGTGAGGCTCTTTGTCTCAGTCATGTGTGCCCCATCGGGGCGTTTTAGGTAGTATAATCACCCAAACTCACAGCTCGAAGCCCACGTCGCACCGGCAGTTCACGACCTCCTCCGGCGGGGCTCCGTACTTGGAATCGAGGGGGCATTCCATCCTGACGGGGATGCCGGAGGCCGAGGTCCACTTGAAGTCCTCGTCGTACGCCACCCTCATGCCGTCGAGCTTGGCATGGGTGTCGCGGGTGTCGGCGTCGCCCACGGCCATCCATACCTTGGTGCCCCTGAAGTCGAGCGCCTTCATGGTCTCCACGGACGCCCGGTTTGTAGCGCAGGCCGTCTCCGTGCGCGCTATCGCATTGCTACGGTACGGCGTGATGCTGTTGTCGAAGAGCTTGGAGAGCTCGTTGCGGAACTCGATCTGGTTGGAGGTGGTCTCGAACAGGCGCTTGACCTGGTTGAGCGTGGTCTGGTTGATCTCCACGATCTTCTCGCCGCACTCCCTCCTGATCCATTCCCGGATGGCGACCTCATACAGCGTCTCATCCGCATCGGCCTTCCTTACCGGTGCGGACATCCCCTTGCCCGCGTTCAGGTCGAGCATTGGGTACATCTCTTCTGCTATCGAGACGTAGGTGGTCTCGAAGACCCTCGTGAAGGCCGGGAGGGTCGATATTAGGATGTTATAGACGCCGTCGACCGTCGGATCATCCAGCTCCAGGATGCGTTCCTCCTGCGCCCTGAACACGACGCGGAGGCTGGCCCTCATGGACCGCTGGTGTGTCACCCTGATGCGTTCAGTCTGACGGTGGATCCTCTGCCTGTCCCTGGCTGTCATCTTCCCTTTAATGACGAGCGACGGGTACATGTTATCATTCGCCGAGGAGGACCCTGAGGTCGTTCTTCTCCGGGTCCGTCTTGCCCGGATCGTCCATGGAGTCGTATTCGCTCATGGGCACGTCGGCCATCGTGAGCATTATGTCGTCCGCGAGGGGGTTATCTATCGGCTCGTAGCCGAGCTTGGCCCTCTTGTCGTTGATCGTGAGGTATGATGCGCTCTGCAGTGCGGTGTAGAGCTCCGTCTGCACACCCATGAAGTCGGAGAGCTGCTCGGAGTCGTATGTGTACTCATCTATGCCGGATGCGATGGGCTTGTCCTTGAAATACATCCAAATCGTCGAGTACACAAGGTCGAGCAGGGGCCTGATGGTGTTGACCACGATCTGTCTCGCCGCCTCCTGCGCGTTGGAGTAGGTCTTGTTCGCGGAGTCCCCCATCATCTCCGGGGGTATGGCGTAGGCTATGGCGATCTGCTTGGCGGCGTTGGTGATGCCCTGCTGGTAGTCCATCTCCACGGCGGTCATCCCCAGCGTGACGACGTCCTTGCCGTCGTCGAGGATTATCCCGTTGCCCGCGTTCCTGGCGCCCTGGTAGGCCGCGCGGAACTCCTCCTTTATGTCGTTCCTCTGGATGCTCGTGAGCCTCTGCGGGATCTTCAGCCCGATGGAGGGCTTGGCGCCGTTCCTGGTGGTGCTGATGTTCCATTCCATGATGGCGTTCATCATCTCGATGTTCTTCCCGCAGGAGACCATGCGCGACAGCCCGCGCACCTTGTCCATGTCGGGATCGGGGAACTTTATGTGGATGAGCTCCTCCGGCGCGAAGGTGCTCTGACCCTCCACCGACTTGGTGCAGGTCCAATACTGCACGGGGTTGGCGAGGTCGAGGCTGTTGACCATCTCGGTCATCAGCGCGGGGTCGATCACGTACAGCCTGTCGTAGCCCGTGGCCTTCCTGTGGGGGAATATGAAGCACTCCCCGTATATGCCCAGGTACAGGCCGATGAGGTGGAACATCTCGTGGCGGGTCATCTTGGGGTTGGGGTTGTTCATCAGCTCGAGGAATGGGCTGTCCTTGTCGGTTATGTCCTGCCCTCCCTTCCCGTAGGCTATGTGGTCGATTGACGAGAGCCTGACGGCGTACAGCTCGCAGGCCTCCCTGACGAATGCGTTACGGACGTAGCCCTCGCTGTACTGCGTGGACTTGTCCTTCCAGTTCAGCTCCCCGTTGGCTAGGAGGAACACCCCCAGTCCGCAGTCGCCCTTCGGCGTCTCGGGTGTGTCGGACTTGCGTAAAAAGTTGAAGTTGAACATGCTCATGGATGCGCGGATGTGTTCGTATGTACCCTATAATCAGAAAAAGTCGATGTGCTGAGGTCCCGCATCCGCTAGCTCCCTGAATGCTCCGCTGGTGGCGTCCACCTGGTCGTCATGCGCCCCCAGGGGGAACTCGCAGAACTCCTGGATGTACTCGCGGTTCCATTGGGCCCTGACGATCGACACGTTCCCGTTCTCCAATGCGGCGCTGAGCGGCCCCGCCCTCAGCTCCTTCGGCCCGGTGACCTTGTCCGAGCGGAAGTCGTAGCCTTGGAGGATCCTCCGCGCGTAGAGGTCTATGACCTCCACTCCGGAGCTTCCCGGCTCCTGCTCCATCCTGATCCTGACGTATGGGCCGTCCTGCTCCGCCGTGCGCCTGATGATGTCCTGCACCTCCTTGGGGCCGTACTGCACGTGGACGACGTCCTCCACGCAGTACCTCCCCTCGTGCATGGCGAGGAGCACGCCTGTCGTCCAGTCCCCGCCCCCCATGGTGGCGGCCTTGTCCCAATAACGGCACCTGTAGGCGCTGTCAGGGAATCCGCGCTCCACCACCTGGAACCACTCCCTCCTGAAGAATCCGCCCTCGTCCGGCGTCGGTCTGCCTTGGTACAGGGCCTCGAACACCCTGGATCCCAGGGACTGCTTCTTCTCCATCAGGATCGCCATGGGGAACCTCTCCGGCCACAGGGCCTCTCCCCTGTCGTCCATCGCAGGGAGGTGCAGGACCTCCCATCCGCCGGGGTTGTCCTGTAGCACCCTCCCTACGAGGTCGTCGTGGTGCCATCTCGTCATGACGATCAGCACCTTCCCCTTGGGGGACAGACGGGTCATGGCGACCGATTGGAACCAGTCGTACGCCTTGTCCCTCATGGTCTCGCTCTCCGCCTCCTCCATGTCCTTTATGGGGTCGTCCACTATCAGGAGGTCGGCTCCCGATCCGGTGAGTCCCGCGCCTATTCCGGCGGCTATGAGGGACGGTCTGCCGTTGACCTTGCCCTGGAGCATGATCTCGTCAGCGTTGTCGACGATGATCTGCGGGTTGTCGAATATCAGGCGGTGCCATTCCTCGTCGAACCTCAGCCTGCACGCCCTGCTCATCTTCCTTGCCTGCGTCTGGTTGTAGGAGGCCAGCATGACCTCCCTGTGCTCAGGGTCGTTGCTGAGGAACCATGCCGGGAGGCACTCGGAGCAGATGGTGCTCTTCATGTGCCTCGGCGGCGTGGTGACGATCAATCCCCGGTGCTCGCTCTCTAGGAACTGTTGGATGGTGTCGCACATGAGCTTGATGTGAGCTCCGGGGACGTAGTTCGGCTTGGACAGGACCATCTTCTCCACGTAGTCGTAGAAGTTGAGCCTTGACTCTATCATGGAGTCTATCCTCCTGTCCAATTCCGATGTATCTGCAGTCATTCTCCAGGCACCTCTTCGCCCTATAACGCGCGCGTGCGCATAGACGTCACTCCCTCTCGCGGAGCTTCCTCCTGTACTCGATGAGCTCGGAGACGGTCATCTTCGTGGTGTCCTTGACCTCCACATGGATCTGCTGTGCCGGTGCCTCGCCTGCGAGGTCGGCCAGCATGCCTATGGCATGGAGGTCCCCGTTGCTGGCCTTGGTGACCAGGTTCTTGATTATCCTCCCTCTGACGGTGGTGTTCTTCCCTCCGAGGTTGTCGAAGGATGTGGCATCCTCATCCACCTCCTCCTCATGGAGTGGGAGGTCCAGCATGTACTTGGCGAGCTCGCGCATGTCCCTCTTCTCCCTGCGGGCCTTTCCGGAGGCCTTGCCTCCCTTCTTGCCGCTCGAGGCCGCTTCGCGTCCGTTTCCGAACCTCTTCGCCTTTCCCGCCTCGATCATCTTCCTCGTAGCCTCCTCCTGTGCGGGCGTGCGGGGCTTCTTAGGCCTCTTTCTCTTCTTGTCGGTATCTTTACTCGTCTCTCTCACCTTCTTCGCTTGCAGGGCCGTTTCCGCCCCTCTCTACATCCACCCTTATGAGACTCACGGGCATGACCGCATCGTGCAGGCGCTCTCTTGTACGCCTGTACTCGTCCATTATGAGCCTCTTGAGGTCGGCATCGTCACCGGCCTTCGTCATTATGTCGTACATGTACTGCACGGTCTCGAATGCTCCGAGGGCGTAGGCCCTCTCCTGCCCGGGATCCCTCTGATGGGTGACCTTTGTCGGGTACTTCGACAGGTCGATCATGGTCTCTCCTCCTTGAGCATGCGGTGCTCGAATGACAGGACCTCCATCCTCAGGGAGATCATGGAGCATTCGAGCTCCAGCATCTTCCTCAGCATGGATCTGATGATCAGGCCGTACCCGATGCATACGACTGCCAGGAGCGCCAGGCACAGGAGCATGATGGTCCCGATCATTGCACCGCCCCCTTGATGTTCCTCTGGTAGCGGACCGCATCCCTCCAATGATCGGGCCAACTTAGGTTGGAGATGTACCAATCATCGAACCCTCTCTTGCAGTTCGGACACTGATCGTCCACCCATATCCAATCTCTGATTAGACCAGTCTTGTTCCATTCGTCCATCGGGTGCGATACGTCCTCGATGTTGAACACGCTCCCGCAGAAGCGGCACATGAACTTGGTGGTCTTGGGACGGGACTTCTTCATTCCTCCGCCTCCTGTATCTCTTCCTCGGTCAGCTCCTGCTACTCTTTCCAATGGGCTGGTCCCTGCATCGGGCATCTCATCACCTTATAGCATTTGCTCGAACGAATGTCCAAACAGCAGGGTGTCTCACAATCGTGGCAGATGTATCTCATTCCTTCCCTCCTATGAACATGGCGAGCGTGGTCCTGTAGGGCTTCTCGCATTCTCCGGAGTCGGTGCATCCGTAATCCCCGCATCCGAAGCGGGCTGGGTTGTACTTGATCTTCCCGAACTCCCTGCAGACGGGCAGTCCATCCTCGGTGTCGAAGTTGTAGCATTGGGAGCATGTGAAGTAGTCCCTCTTCTGGAATGCCCTACGCTTGCTCTCGCTCATACGAATGCCTCCAGTCTCCTCTGCCCGGTGGCCTTGGGGGTGTATCTGTCGCACTCCCTCTTCGGCTCCAGGACCGTCTCGGACGTGGGTCCGCATGTGTAGGTGCCGTCCCATGCCACGGTGCTGAATCCCACGAACACGATGTGCTTGGCGCGTCTGGCGCATGTGTCGCATATTGATCTCTCCCTCATGCGATCTCCCCTCCGTAGTTCTCCAGCTTGAGCTGCGCTCCGTTCAGGTACTTATCCTTCCAGAGCTCGAAGTATTCTTTCTTGCAGGCCTTGTAGGTGACCCTCTTGCAGGTGGTCTAACATGAGGCGCAGAACCTGCACGGGTGGAATGTCTCCAACCACCCGAGCCTCGGGCCGAACCTCCTGCCGTCGGTGAAGTCGGTCACCTCGAGCTCCTTGTCAAGGACTGCTCCGGTAGAGAGCTCTATCATGCCTCTT